AAGGAGGTGCGGGTAACTCAAACGGAGCTGGTCAAAGTGGACAAGGGAATGCTTTCCTTGGTATAATTGTAGAATAGGAGTAACGAATGGCAAAATATATAGTTTTTCAAGGTACAGGAGCTCCAGTAGCTCATTGTGCATCTGATGCAGAAAAAGCAGAACACGAAGCAGTTGACTCTGCATGCTTAAGAACTAGAACTTATGTAAGTGTTAACGATACTGATTATGAAAAAATTGATTTACAAAAAAATTTATGTGAATACGATGGAAGCACAATTGTTTGGGACTCGGTCGATAATGATGGTACAATAGATTTGAATAAAGAATCAGTTCAAGGTGAGATTGATTTTACTGTTGAAAGAATAAGCAATTGGCTAAATTCACGTAATGCAGATCATGTTAGTGCTTCGGTTGTAACTGAATGGACTAACTACAAAAACGAATTACAAGCTATTGATTTAGATACAAAAACTTTTCCTATGCAGGGCACATATTGGTTACGTGATTTAGTAGGAAATGGTATTACTGCTTGGAAAAATACAGATAGATTACCCTAGTATTTTTGTTTAATTTATAATATAAGTTGTTTGATGTTTTCAAACACTATTACATTTTCAGCTGATAAACATGTACTTGATGATAAAGAAGTACATCCTACTCCAATAAAAGTTAATGTACCTCAATGGTTTAAAAAATTACCTTCTAAAGAAAATGTAGTAAAAAATTGTATGCCATTTCTTGATGCTCTTACGACAGGATATTGTTTAAAAGTAACTGCAGACATAGAGGTAGACTTTAATAATGAAGAAACTAATCAAACAAGTAGCAAATCAAGTTATGCTTTCGATGAACAGTTTTGTAGAGATAATGGTATAAACGGACAAACAAATTCAGAAGCAGTACATCCGAGAACACAACTTGAAGGATCTCCTTTGGTTAACAAAAACAATTGTCAAACAGTTCAAAAAATAATATATCCTTTTACAATACAAACCCCAAAGGGTTATTCGTGTTTATTTGTACCTCCTTTAAATAATAGAGATGAAAGATTTGAAATAATATCTGGTATCGTTGATACAGATTCATATCCATTAGAGATTAATTTTCCTTATACTTTAAACGGTGACAAGTTTGAAAGATTTACTACAACAATAAAAAAAGGGACTGTTTTTGCACAAGTAATTCCATTTAAAAGAGAATCTTGGAAGATGAAATTTATAAACAAATTAAGACACAAAAAAATAAGTAATCATTTTTGGTACAAATGGCTTACTATGTTTCAACACAAATATAAAAAATACGCATGGAAAAAAAAGACGTTTTATTAAAAGATTTTATTTACGAAATACCTCAAGTCATGCATTGGAACAATCTTGCAAGTCTTGTTAAATATTTAAATTGGAAATTTGAAAACGAGGGTTTTGCAGATGGAGGGTTAATTACCAACGGTAATGTAAAAGGTCGTGTAGATAAAACTGTAAGAGATGTAAATAAATTAGAAATGACAAATAATATGAAATCTATAACTGATCAACATTGGGCTAATGTTTTATATCATTTTTTTTATAATGCTTTACAAGTATATAAAGACAAGTTTCCTACAATTATTGTAAATGATATTATTGATATACAATGTTTGAGATATCCAGAGGGAGGTCATTATCAACTTCATACAGATGATCATCCTTCTGTTAGTAGAACACTAAGCTTTATATTTAGGTTAAATAATGATTATGAAGGAGGCACTTTGAGATGGGAGGTTAATGGAAAAGAATTTTTTAAATCTGAAACAAAACCCAACTCAATGTTGATGTGGCCTAGTTTTTTTATGTTTCCTCACCAAGTTGAACCTGTAAGTAAAGGAACAAGATGGAGTGTAGTAGCATGGGCAAGATAGAAAAATACTGTTATGTTAAAAATTTTTTAAATAACGAAGAACAAAGTTTATTAGAAAATTATACAAAAATATTTCATAGATTTAATGCTAAAGATTTTGATCCAAGACAGAATAAAAATTTAGATACAGCAAAATATAGTGATCCAATTTTTTTTTTTTTTTTTCTTTCTAAATTACCAAAAATGGAAGAGATATCTTGGTTAAAACTATTACCAACATATACTTACTGGAGAATGTATACAAGATTTTCTGATTTAAAAAAACATACTGATAGACCCGCGTGTCAATTGTCAGTAACTCTAAATATTTTTTCTACTGGAGAAGATTGGCCAATCTTTATAGATGGTACACCAATAAATATTAAACCTGGAGATGCTGTGATTTATTGGGGTATGAAATATGAACATTGGAGAGAAGAACTTCAAGGGGATGGACAAGCGCAAGCTTTTTTGCATTATGTACTTGCAAATGGTGAACATAAAGATCATGTTTATGACAAAAGAATAGGTGTTGGGTATCCTAGGGTCGGATGATATAATAGCTCATGCCTTTAACCAATGTACTTATACAACCAGGATTTAACAAACAAGTCACTGAGGCAGGTGCCGAGGGACAGTGGACTGACGGAGATTTTGTAAGATTCAGATATGGTCTTCCAGAAAAAATTGGAGGATGGGAACAAATTACATCAAATACTTTGATTGGTCCTGTAAGAGAACAGCTTGTATGGGCTGACCTTGATGGTAGAAGATATGTAGCCATAGGTACTAACAAAGTTTTGGTTATATATTATGAAGGTGCTTTTTATGACATCACTCCTTTAGGAACTGCTCTTACATCATGCACATTCGATACTACAGATGGATCAGCTACGGTCACAGTCAATAAAACTTCACACGGATTATCTGAAGGAGATTTATTTGTATTTACATCAGTGACTCCTCCAACAGGCGCAGGTTATGTAGCTTCAGATTTTGAAACAAATACTTTTGAGGTCATTACAGCTGATACTAATGAATTTACTATTACAATGGCAGCTAATGCTACAGCAACTACAAGTGCATCTGGTAGCGCAACAGTGACACCCTATGAAACAATAGGCCCAACTACTCAAACTTATGGATATGGTTGGGGAACTGATACATGGTCAGCAGGTGAATGGGGAGAAGCCTCTTCAGCATCTAACGTAGTTCTTGATCCAGGGTCATGGTCTTTAGATCATTTTGGTGAACAACTAATTGCAACTATTAAAAATGGTAAAACATTTTCTTGGAATCCAATACATGCAGATGCAAGTGCATTAGAAACAAGAGCAGTAGTTGTAAGTGGTGCACCTACAAGATCAGTGATGAGTATAGTCTCTGAGAGAGATAGACATTTAATTATTCTAGGCACCGAAACTAATATTGGAAGTGTGAGTTCACAAGATAAAATGTTTATAAGATTTTCAGATCAAGAGACCACTACTGATTACACACCAACATCTGTGAATACAGCAGGTTCTTTTCGATTAGACTCAGGTGTTAAAATTATTGGTGCAGCTAAAGGTAAAGATTATATATTAATATTAACCGACACCTCAGCTTATGTAATGCAGTTTGTTGGACCACCATTTACTTTCTCAATTAGACAAGTAGGTTCTAACTGTGGTGCTATTGGACAGCATTCAATACGTTATGTTAATGGTGCTGTATATTGGATGGGGCAAGCAGGAGGCTTCTTTGTCTACGATGGTACAGTAAAAGCTTTACCATGTTTAGTAGAAGATTTTGTATTCACAAGTAAGGGAGATAATCTTGGAATCAATTACACAGGTGGAGAAATTGTATATGCAGGTTTGAATCATCTTTACGAAGAAATAAGTTGGTTCTATCCAAAACATCTTTCAAGCACTGTAGATAGAGTGGTGACATATAATTATCAAGAGAACACATGGACTACTGGTTCTTTAGCAAGAACATCATGGGCTGATTCAACTTTATATGACAACCCATATGCAACAGAATATTCAAGTACAGGTGTTCCTACATTCCCTACAATACAAGGTGTAACTAACACAGTAGGTGCATCAACCTATTATGCACATGAAATAGGAAACAATGAAGTAGACTCCTCTGGAGTTAAAACCGCTATACCTGCATTTATACAGTCAGGTGATTTTGATTTATCAGCAGGTGGAGATGGTCAATTTTTTATGAGCATTAGAAGATTTATACCTGATTTTAAATTAATAATTGGAGATGCGCAGGTAACTTTAAACTTAAAAAGGTATCCTGCCCAAGCTGCAAGTTCCTCGCCTCTCGGACCTTTTACGGTAAATAGTTCAACAGAAAAAGTAGATACAAGAGCAAGATCGAGATTTGCAAGTTTAAGAATTGCAAATACTTCTGTTGACCAAAATTGGAGATATGGTACATTCAGAGCTGATGTACAACCTGATGGCATGAGATAATGCGCGACCTTGAAATTGTTGAAAACTTTTTTGACGATATTGATTTAATAATTGATCTAGCAGAAAAAGAAAAATATTTTAATTGTAAAGATTATAATTTTGAAACAGGTCATGCAGATACTTGG